ATGGCTTTTTATAGAGTTGAACCGAGAGTAAGAGCAGATGGTACCACTCGCTATAAATGCACAGTCAGAGTTAAGCAAAAAGGCAAGATAGTATACAGCGACTATAGGACCTTTACAAAGAATGCAGCAGCTGATGCTTGGGGCAAACAACGAGTAGCAGAACTGGAACGCTCTGGGCTCCCGAACTTGAGCCCCTCAAGTACTCCATTATTTGAGCTAATTAATAAATATCTTAGCGATCCTCATGTACAACTTGGCAGAACTAAAAAATATGTCTTAGAAATGTTAGCAGACAGTGATCTGGGCAGGATTAATATTTCTGATATTAAACCTCACCATATTGTTAAACACTGTAAACAACGCAGAGAAGCTGGCGCAGGTCCTTCTACTGTATCTCATGATATAAGCTATCTTAGATGGGCCTTAAAAATGGCAAAGCCTTCCTATGGATATGAGTCATCTGAACTACCTGTGATTGAATCCTATCCTGCACTTCATGATCAAAACTTAATAGGTAAATCAGAACGCCGTTCAAGAAGGCCAACCAGTGAGGAAATAGAAAAGCTAAAAGTAGGCTTAAAACTCAGAATGGACCAAAGAGCTTCCAGCGGGATCCCTTACATTGATTTGCTCGAGTTTTCTATTCTCAGCTGCATGCGAATCGGTGAAGTTTGTCGAATTAGGTGGGATGACGTTGATGATGAACAAAAAGCCGTTATGGTTCGTGATAGAAAAGACCCACGTAAGAAATCTGGTAATCATATGATTGTTCCCTTATTAGGAGGGTCATGGGAAATCCTGCAAAGACAGAAAAAAACAGATGAAAAGGTATTTCCTTACAATGAGCGTTCAGTAACAGCAGGGTTTCAGAGAGTGCGAAATGATCTAGGGATTATTGATCTTCGTTATCATGACCTGCGGCGGGAGGGAGCAAGCCGGTTGTTTGAAAAGGGATACACTATCGATGAGGTGGCTCAAGTAACTGGCCATAGAAATATCAATACTCTATGGCAAGTTTACACCGAGCTTTTTCCTAAGAGGTTGCATGATAAAGAAAAAAAACAGAAGCATTTGGAGTCTTCTAATCAGAGTTAACCAAACTGACTTGGTCACAGCCCAATGCTATTTACCTAAACTCTGTTCTTAGCTGGGCTATTTGTCTATCTATAGTCGAAACTAGTGTCTCTGCTTGCTGACTAACGGCACTCATCTCTTGAGCCAAACTTTGTTGCCAAGTTGCACCAGCTAGATTATTCATCGCCCAACGACGACTGTTCTTGAGCTCGCTCAAGCGACGATCACGTTGGTCTAAAGCTTTTTTCCGCTGCCTCTCTAGACTAGAAATATCACGCTCTACTTGCTGGTTGTTAATATAGCTTTGGATATTTTTCTTATCTACTTTATGGCTGTTTTCAACTGTACTGCCGACATGACTCAAATCTAGGGCTTCAGTAGCATCACCACATGGATCGGCCTGATAAACGCCGTCTGAACATTTGTAGACTTCACTAATAGCCATCCCTGGTACCAGTAAAGCAAAAATCATTAAATATCTCATAAACTTCCTCCTTGAGCCTCGATTCTACACCTCTATGGATGAGTGAGGCAAGGTTGCGGCGACACCTAAAATTCTCCCCTCTTGCACATAAACCCAAGTATTAATATTACCTGTGCCTATCGCGTTAATACTGCCACCACTGGCGCTGCTGACTGTTAAGGTTCCATCGATATTCACTTTAGTCACCTTCATTATCTGCCTTGGATTATTAAAGGTTTTCTTTATTTGCTTAAACATGTGGTCACTCCAAAGACTCTATGACTGTGATAGCTTGCTCAATAGATACCTCACCCAGCTCTGACACGTTGACGCTAATGTTAACGCTATCACAAACACTCTTAAACAAACTGGCACCATCACGAACGCCAACCAACATCCCCACCGTTAGTGGCGGAAGGTCAGCCATGATAGGTAAAATGATATCATGGATCCGCTTTGTGCCCGTATCGGCAAGCGCTACTGTTCCTGCCGTTCTTGCCGCTTGGTTATCGACAATTAGCTGAGCACTAATATCTGAGGCATTAACATTGCCTAAGGTCCCTGCTCGCTTAACTTGACAGCTAACGCCTTGTTGCTCGCCTCGGATCCACACACTATTACAAAGTACCTGGCGCGTTTCTCTCATTGAATGAGAAAGGATCACCGCTTCATGCACTGTAATATCAGGGTTGGCGCCCGACATAAGCCAAGGCACCGTTGGCCAGCGTGGAACGACTGTTAAAGTCTGAGTGGCATCATCACTCAGCACCATACAACCTACTTGCTCGGCGGCATCATTTATCGCCTCTAGCGGAGATTTCCCAGAGGTAGAATATGCCCCAGCCGGTACAGTGAAATCTATAAGGCCAACGAGACTAATTGACCAAGGTGAAAATTGGATCAAGTCGCTCAGTATCCCCGCAAAAGAGCGACCTGTGCCATTGGTGTAGCTAACTGGTAACTCATAAGGCGTGGCAAGTTCGGCGCTGCGGCTACGACCATTAGCAGAAAAAGTATGAGATCCAAACAACTTGCTCTCTGCCTTTTCTTCACAAATAAAATAAAAGTCATAGCCATTTAGGCTTAACTTCAATAGCTGGTTTTCTGCATTTTCGGCATCGATACGGCTGCTAAAGCCAATACTAACCGATTGTGAAAACTGGCCACGGCTATGGTTTAGGCTCACGCTATTGATCACTATTCGCTTACTATCACTCACTCTTATGCAATCGATAGTTGGTTGCATGATATAAGCTCTCCGGAGTTGTGGCTCTATGGGGACTTCAAAATCTATCGGGGGTAAACTTGGGTTTGCATCGATAAGACCACCGCCATCATCGTACTCACACACCATTGGTGATTTAACGAAGCGCAAAGCGATTGGAGATGATGAGTCAGTCCAAGGCTTAGAAAAGCGCATGCTTACCTTTCCAACGGGAGGTCTATAGTCATCGCTACATTGCCACGATGATTTATGCGGCCCCCACGTTAGATAATTAGAAACATCAATTACAGCAGAGGTATTAAAACTCAGCTCATGTTGAGCCTGTGCCTTATCGAGTGTTTCCCATGCAGGGATAAACTGAAAGGACAAGGCCTCAAGATCTAACCAAGAAAAGGCCTGACGAACCACATAAGCTAACCCTTGGCGGTAAGCGATAGCAGTCACCCTCTCTTGTGTTTTAATCCCGCCCCATGGTGTTGAAAAGCGTTTAAAGTAGGCTGAGGCACTAGACCAGACACTGGCAACGGCTATCATGTGAGCAGACGGAATATCCCAAACAAAGCTAAAACAATGTTGCTTTGCTGGCTCTGACAACCAATTAAGCCCCTTGTTCGCCTCAAGTTTAACGTTCTTATAGCTCAGCCTCTGGTGAGACTCAGTGACAAGAGGACTCACCCACACAGCCGAAAATTGCCTGGTGATGCTATTCACTATCGGCGGCTCTGGATCTATCCCTCCCGTAAAGCTCAACTTTATCGGGCTAGTTGCATTAGGCCAAGGGGTGTCGAACCTGAGTTTTAAATCAATCCCCGAATCGAAGCGCAATGATATTGGGCTAACTACTTCACCGTTTTTTTTAGTTGTGAAACTGAGTTTCATTAAACGATTACCGTGAATGGGTCTATCTCTTGCAGCTTAACGCCATCCATACAAACAGCATTGTACTGACCATTATCATCGAGAATAACAACGAGTATTTCATGCTTCTGAGCATATATTTGATTGAGGGCTAACTTTACTATGCCGCTTGAAGGAACGAGATGGTGATAAATTGTTTTAGCCGTATTTCGGTTAATTATCATAAACCTCTCTGCATTTAGATCAGCATCCAGTTCAAACAATGCTTGCTTAAAGTTATTGCTGGTATCAACAAGAACTTGATTTAATTTGTTAATCATACCAAGACTCCATATTTACCCAATAATTACAGCCACCATTATGGCCGGAATGTATCAACCAATGCTCTTGCCCTCCAATCATTGAGGTTTGAGGCCATAATTGATCTGAATACCTTGGGGCTTGAGTTTGTATAAATCCAGCCATTTGGCCTCGATAAGCGGGGTGTAGAGAACTGTCACCAATGCGAGTCCCTTCCGAATCGGCATTGATCCCTGTAGTACCTGAAACTGAATAACCATCTATAGCAATCAATGGTCTGCTATACACTCTAAATTCAGAGGGGACACCGTTTACGGTTGTCGTTGGTGCTGTAATAAATTGGCTTAATAATTCCATTACCTTTCCATTGCTAGTACCGTTGCTCTCGTGCATAAATCCAATGGAAGCAACTGGGCTTAAAAACGCCAAACTTAAAGACCAAGAAGGAGTGTGTTGGTTACCGCTGGCTCCATAAGATAAAAGAGTAAAACGATTTAAGTCATTAGGTACAAACGAATCGATATCACCACAAAAAAACGCTATATGGCCACTTGTACCCATTTTCATTGTGAGCTTAGTATCATAAATCGCAAACAGATAAAAACCTGCGCTAGTGCCTATCAAGCACCATTTAGTGATGCGAGAATTTCCACCAAAAGGGTATGTATTACCAGCACAACTTATTGCAGTCCAATCTGGGTCATAGTCGGTCAGTAATGGTGCTGTTTGTAAATATACAGTCCCACCAACGGGATCCGCCCCCGTCTTGCATTTTATCTGGACATAAGAACCGCTAGCCTCTGCCGATGAATTTCTAAAGACAGCCTTTAAACCATCAGGGCTCACAAATGGCATTGTCCACCCAAGCGATGCTTTAGCACCATAACCATCAACGAGGCATTTCTTTATAATATCGATGTAATGTGATGGCTTAACCTGGCTATTTGGTAATTGCGGCGCACCGGGATCGTCCCAGCGATATACAGTTACTGGTAATGGCATAATTTTGTTCCTATATTAAATGGGGTTAGGCTTCGTTACCGCGATAAACAAGAGTGGTTTGGTCTTTAGTGACTACGCTATGGCCCGACTCGACCACTCGAATCGGCATAATGCCACTGCCTGCAGCAACGCTCTTAAACCTCACCGCTTCACCTGGTACCCAGCCACCACCGAATGCCTCTTTAGGTATCGTGAGGTAAGGCTTACCCGCTAAGGGGTTTTGCGGGGTGAAATTGTTGAGAGTGTCACCCGAGGCAATAAAACCGACCCGGCGGCCAATAAAGTTAAAAGCAGTAGCTGAGGTAAATTGGATCAGCCAATCCTCATTAATGGCGGCGTCATTAGTCACCACTATCGGATAATCAATGGTATTCATTGAAGCGGTGGCCCCTGCCCCGTCAACCTCCCAGTTATCACTCCACACGGCTAAATCTCGCACGTTCTCAATACGAGCCTGTTGATCCCCAAGTATCTGTACACTCGATACTGTGGCGCCAATTGGGTAACTTCTCGATAGCGCTTTAGCTAACTGCAGTTGGCCAGACTCAACCGAGGTCACTAAGGCGCGTTCGCTTAAGGTATCGCTGATAATGAATGGCGCGGTGAAACCAGTAAAATCGCTGTTTAATGTGACTACGCCTGTGGCCTTATCCACACTGTAATGATCTTTGGTACCCGTCCAAAGACTTGCCCCAAGCGAATCGGTGATATCCACAAAATCAGCATCGGCTCTCACATTAACTTTGCCACCTGGTGCGGGAGAATTTACCGCCTGAAACTGCACATGCTGAATTGATATCGTTCCCCAAGGGTGAAAGATATCAACGAGTCCTTTTTCTGGCAGTCTTAAGGGGTTTAGCTTGTAGATCTCTGGGGGCGGTAATAAGTCCACCACTTCACTAATGTCATAGCGCAAAGTGGATAATCTAACCGCTTGAGAAAAGCTGATATCAACAAATCTACCTGAGATAGAGCCGCTAATACTGGTACCAGTAATGACCCCAGCTTCATCACTACTCGCACTTAACAATGAACCTGTGACCGTTTCAACCTGCAGATAAAAACTAGTGAATAAAATAGCGTTGTAAGGGATAGAAAATTGTACCCCGGTATCTGACTCGCTACCGCCGACAAGCGCATGATAACTAAGGGAGCTAAACCCTTGCTCTAGAATAAAGGTACCATCACTATAATTTAAAATAGCGGCTCTATACTCAGAGCCATCACCTCTACGCACGTAAAGGCCATCTTCAAGCTCATAAAGTGGCTCAGAGTTAGAACCAATGGCCCAGTTAACGCGACCTGTGAACGTTCCTCTGATAATGTCTTTCTCTGCAGGGAATGGTTCCGCATAATAGTGAACAGCATATCGAATACTTGAAATATAGCTCACGGTAACTGCTGTATTGATATCAGGTTTACGCGATAAAGTGGCACTGATCTCATTGTTAGCCACGGTAATAATGGCGTCTGCACCACTATACAATTTCCCATTAGCGGTATATTGAATCTCTGGCACAAAATCAACAGTAGCAAGATCACTTTGCAACACATCAGTCACAGAGAAAAGGTAAGTTTGAGCGCTGGTTGCGACTTGGGTAAGCGTTTTTTTAACCAGATCTGCACCATTGGTACTCAAAGATAATCCGGGGTGGCTAACTAAACTGCTCACAGTCGGCAATAAGCCTTGTACTGTCTCTTCAACCTTTAATATTTGGCCTACGCTGGCCTCTGCCAACTTACTAACCCCATGGTATTTAACTTGCGAGGTGCGGTTAATCATTCTCAGCACAGTGCATTGTGTATCGTTGTTGATAACCACATCACTATCGGGAGTAGCAAACGGGATCCCTGGTTCAAAAGCAATCATGCCACGACTTGAATTTTGACCACCTTGAGTCACTTGAGCGTAGTGCGTTAAGCGTGGCCAGTTACCATCCTCATTGCCACCATATTCGACACTGATAGCGATAATGTCACCCGCTCTAAGATAAACATATTGTGGTTCGTTACCAGCGTAATCCCAGCGTTCTAGGTTGGCAGTGCTAAAAGCATTTTGATACTGCAGAAACCCCGACATTCCCGCTCTGAGCTTTTGCCCGGCAACAACATCACTCTCGAGCATTTCACGCATATCTGATAATTTCGCGGCATCCGTCATACCGCTAGACTCAGCGAGTAACATAGTCACTAATGGATCACTTGGGGGCTCAGAGAAAAACACATGAGCATCGAGTAAAGTTTCTGTGCCTGGTGTATCTAAACTTGGATAACACTTAACAATGTCGATTGCACTTTGAGCATGATCAATATCAGAGATAGGCAGGAACAGATCATTAACCTTACCATTGGTCACTTCATTTCTGGTTCTTAGTCCACCCGCATTATCATCGTTGCCTAAGCGTTCGGGCTTAAAGAGCTTTAAATCATTTCTATTCATAGGGTGCCTACACGGTTAAGAATCGAAAAGTCGCATCGGTTAAATCTTCATGACCGCCAAATTCCTCAAAAAGGTTGGTGCCCGTGACAGCGGCGCCTTGGGAGTGGTCCCAAATCACTTGGAAGCTTTGGCCATCGATAACTAAAGTAAATTCGATGAAGCTAAGAAAGCTGTGCTGTTGAACCTCTTCAAACTCAGTTCTGGTTATCCAAGTATCTGAAGTGCCAAGCACGATGGTTAGCCCTGCAGCAATTGGGACTTGATTGATATGAGGAGCCCCATTAAGTGCGCGAGTCATACTAGTAGCGACTCTCTTTTGCTTATCCCTGTTAAGCCATAACAAGGGCTCTGAGAGAGTTATGGTGTCTATCTCGGTCATTATCCACCTACTTGCTGTTGGCGTGTCATTTCGGCCATAAGCTCAGCCAGAATGCTCTTTGATGTCTTGCTGCTGAAGCGCTTATCCCCTATCTGTAAAACCAAGACAGTTTCGTCTAGCGATGAGGTCGAGGGTTGAGGGGATGGAATGGGTACTGGGGTGGTATTAGCTTTTGCTGGTGCTCTCTTAGCTGGCTCAGAAACCTCTTTGACCTGTGAGGTGTTAGCTTGTTGACTACTGGCTTTATCGGCTTCTTTCTGAGCTTTAAACTCGGCCATCTTCATGGAATGAATACGCTTTAGAATGCGCTCAGACTCCTCTAGTTGGGCTATCAAGTTTTCATCGCCTGTCCGTTGAGCCTTAGCTAACTGCTCTTTGATATTAGCAAGCTCGCGCTCATATTCACGTTTTTCAATCGAAGCCTGATCACCCTCTAAGTTATCTAATTCATCCTTAAGAGCTGATAGCGTATCTTTAGCGCTACCGCGCAACTCATCCATTTTATCTTTAGCAGTATCAATCGCCGAGGTGAGCAAACTCATATCCTGCTCATTAACTAAAGATAAAGTGCGTGACGCCATCTCAGCTTTACGCACCAAATCTAAATTGGCACCACCGACGCCATCTAATGCCTCAGTTAATCTTAATAACTCAATCCTCTGTGCATGATAAGCCGCCTGGGTTTTCTTGCTCACTATTACCGATTCGATAGCGAATGCTCTAATGCCTGTAAAATCAATAAATGTGGCAAAAGCATCCTCCATTCTATCTATTTCTTGAGTTAGACTTGCATATTGCTGCCTGGCCTTTTCTAGCTCACTCGAATCATCGACTAACTTATTCTGGTGATAGAGTAGGTTTTTAAAATAAACCGTGGCGCCTTCACTCAATTCTGCGATCTCAGCCGTCACGGCTCTTAAATGATCGGTAAACGCCTCAGCTATACCAGCTAAACCTGACCCGGCTTGCTCAGCGCTCATGGTCACACCATCCATGGTATTAGATATGGTAGTACCTATACCTTTTGAGTCTGTTTCAACCTTATCTTTGGTATTTCCAGTTTGTTCCCCGAGCCCTTTTTGAACATCATTGAGTCGCTGGTATTGAGCTATAAGTTGTTCAAGGCCTGCGGACAAACCTAGGTTTGCGGCTTCTTCACGTATAGTTGCATCAACTTTCTTATCACTGGCAACAGCAGCCTGAACAGTTGCCTCGGCATATTTCAAAAAAGCCTGATTCAACTCATAAGTTGAAACAGTTCCTTCTTTTGCTCCCTTCTTAATCACCTGATAGGTTTTTTTTGCAGCTTGTTCTTGGTCTTTTAACGTTTTGACCGTGGTGATGCCCGCCTTGGCCATGATATCTTCAAGTTCTTTTGCACTGGCCGCTTGCTGTTGTTGTAATTGAGTTTGTTTTTTCTGGGTCGCTGCCAGCTTTGCCGTGATCTGCTCTAAAGATTTCTGCGCAGACTCATACTTCTGAACTGAAGCTGTACCTTGAATAAATGCGTGGCGTACTTCTACTAATGTTTGCTGTGCGAGTTGCTGCTGGGCCAATAACTCAGCCTTAGTCGCAGCCGTGGCCTTGATAATAGAAAGCTCTAATTGCTGCTGGTTTTTAATCTGCACCTGCTGGGCAACAGAAAGCTCTAAGGTGACTCGGCCGAGATCGTTCTGCGCTTGCATAAACAAATAACTGGCTTCACCACCTTTTTGGGCACCATCGACCAATTCTGCATAAGCCTGCTTAGCGGCAAGCTCCTGCGCTGTAAGCGTTTCAATCTGCTTATTACCTGCAGCAACAACCTTTTCGGCCTCACTCACCTGAGTCGCGGTACTCTTTACAGCTTCGGTTGCTATGTTTTGATAAGCGGCAGTAGTATCGGTTTCAATGGTATTGGTAACTTGCGCCCAAGCGGCTTTGATATCTTGACTGTCTTGTTCTAACTGCCTTAAATAACCTGCAGATAATGCATTCAGTAACTCAGAAGCCTTACGAATTTTAGCCGCACTTTCTTCACCACCTAGAGATTCAACAAAAATGGCAAAACCTTCTGTCATTAAGGCCCAACTTTTAGTGGCCACAGCTGCGACACTAGCAATACCGGCACTGATTGAATTCCAAACTATTTTTATTGAACCTGAAATAACATTAAGTGCTTCTGAAAATGCAGCAATGTTGTCCAGCATCCCCTTTAGGCTACTGCCACCATCTCTTAAAATAGAGGAGAAAAACTGGCTAATATCTTCAGCCGCCGCTTTAATTTTTCCGTCTTGATTTAATCTGTCGAACTGTTCATTAAGGTCCTTGATGAAATCAACGGCTACCTGATAAACACCTGAATCAGCAATGATCCGTTTGAACTCTTCAAATTTGTTGGAGATCAGATTAATTTGGCCGGCTAGCCTGTCGAGGCTTTTAGATGCTTGGCCATTGGCTTGCTTACCCATCTCATCAAATAGGGCGGCAAGGGTTTCACGACCCAGTAGACCACTTGCTGATAGCTTTTGAAGCTGAATTGTATTTTTACCTGTGACCTTTTCAAGCAGATCCCAAACAGGTACACCGCGTTCTACCAGCTGCAAGATCTCTTCACCCTGCAGTTTTTGTTTAGCCCATGCTTGACCGACCGCAAGAATAATACCCTCTAACTTCTCCTGACTCCCTCCAAGCCTGGCGTTGTAATCGACCATGGATTGCAATGCACCATTCATCGGGTCGATACCAAAAGTTTTCAAAGAAGCAAAAGCACTCTTCACACTCTCGAGACCAGTACCTGTTTTATTGGCAAACTCTTTTATCCAGGCTGTCGCTTGCTCTCCTTGTGCAATTGACCCCATCATGGCAGACATTTGCACAGTAAAAGCCCTGGCATCATCACCAGTGGTCAAGATCCCCTTCAAGCTTTCCCACAATCTATCAATACCGATATAGGCACCAGCCATAGCAAGTAAACTTTGTGTGGCCGATCCAATAGAACCACCAAAATCACGGGCTGATTTTTTCGACTCTGTAAGTAATTTATCATGGCGAGAGAGCTGCTTATTTACACCGCTTATCGCGGTCTTTGCTGCTACTTGTTGCTGTTTTAACTCTTTGCTGGCATCGGCCAGCTTATCCATTGAGTAACCGGCTTGAGTCAGTTTATTAACTTGCTGCTCGAGCTCAGTCTTATTCTTACCTAAGCTGGTCGCTAACTTGTTAAGCTCAGTTCTTGAATTCTTAACTTTAAGGGTATACTCGGCTTTCTTACGACCAGCCTCATCGGCGCTGATACCAATAGCGTCGAGTTCATGGCGCTGCTTATTGAGAGCAATACCCAGCGCTTTTGCGCTGACTTCTGTAGTCGATTGCGCTTGCTCTAATTGTTTAAGATCACGGCTTGCTTTATTGAGTGCAGCGGCCTGTTCCTTACTGGCTTGACTGCCCTTTTCTTGCTGTGCAGTAAGCTTATCGACTTGTGTGCGAGTGTTACCTAACTGCTGCTCATACAGGGCTAGTTGTGTTTTGGCTTGTTGGTATTCTTGTTCGGTTTTCTCAGTTTGAGCTGATGCTTCTTTATGCGCACCATCAAGCTGCTTAACAGCGGTAATGGCCTGTTTTTGTTCCTTGACCAACTTATCAAGGGCAAGGCTATTATCGGCATAGGCTTTTTCCCCTTTACTGATGGAACGCGTCAGATCATCAATCGAGCTTACGGCACCTTGCAGATCTTCAAGCTCACGCAAGCGTTCATTTAAAATTTCACTTTGCTGGGCCAGATCAGCTAATGCCTTTTCAGACTTATTAGCTTCTGATGAGAAAAGGTCTTTCCCCTTGATGATCAGGTTGACGACTTGATCTTTAAAACTCATCGATAGCACTCCAATAGATAAACAGGTTCAACAAAATGAAAAAACCATCACCACTCTCGAGTTATCAATAGTGGTGATGGCTTATGGGGTCACAGAACAAAAAGAGTGTTATGCGGCACTTCGAACAAAGAATTTAGACTTACCTGTTGCAACAATAGAAGCATTGGCAAGCACGCCGCCCTCGATGTCGAATGAACCAAAATCATCACCAATTAGATCAAGTGAAGAAGTTGGGCTTGGCTTCCACTTATAGAACTTTAAGGTCCAAGGTTTACCTGTGGCATCGTTAATACCATCAATAACCACTTTCACCTCTTTACCCGATTCAACCAGTGCTTGTAGGGCGTTACCTGCTTTTGAGGTGTAACTCACCTTGATAGCTTGCCCTTCAGTAATAGACCCTGTGCTTAAAGGCCTGATACCACCAGCGCTAACAATGTAATCAACATCGACATCATAAGTGGTGGTGCCAGCGTCATTTTTCACTACAGGAAAAATACTGGTATCGATCATCTTTGTAGTATCACAAAGGCCATCAAGAACGGCAGTTAATGCCTCATCGGCCACAGAACCAGCAGCAACGACTTCGACCTTGCCACGCAAACCAAGAGCCATATTTTCATTACTAAAATCATTCATGGTGGCTGATAACTTCACCGACTTAATCTTAGTAACCTCAGCAGAGTTCCCGCCGCCACCGCGATAGTTCGGTTGAGATTTTGTTTCTTGCTCGATATCAATTTTAACGCCGCTGGCATTACCAACATCACGACCATCGACATACATAATGCCTGAGCCGATGTAGCTCTCGGTTACTGTTTCACTCATAGTAAATCTCCAAATTTAACGGTTTGAGTTATTGAAAGGGTGATAACCGCTAAGCCATGCTTTTCATGAACTTCGGGCATAATGTATTTACAGGGTTCTACTTCGGTAAAGCTGATCACACTAGCAAGCCACGAGGGTTTAGCCGGGTTACGCTCCCCTTTGAAAAACGCTTCCCGGATCTGCCTGACAGCATTAATAAGTTCAGCAGTAGGCTTAGCCGTTGAGGTCAACTTAACCCCCACAACCAGTTGCAAACGCAAATCATCTTTATAGGGATTGTTACCTGAGGGAATTTCGGCAGAATCTTGATGAGGTTGAACAAAAATAAACTTGCTCTTGCTGGCTGATGATTGCGTGTAGAAACCTTCGCGCACGTCAAATCCATCAACCGCTTCAAGGCGAGTGATAATTGCATTTATCATGAGATCCCTCGGCTGATTAAGCCATGTTAAGTAATATGCTGGGTATATCGCTTGCGAAGGTAAAGACCGATTTTTTCATCTATCTCCGGACGAATAACCCCAAAACTCCCCGCCACTGATGGACCATAAGACGACTGTTGAATGTCGCGCCAACTGTTATCACCTTTCTCTCGAATAGCCATTAACGCATTGCCATTGCGGCCGGTGAATTGAAAGGCACCACGAAAAATATGGGATTGGTTACGAAGCAAACTAATGCTATAGCCTGAACTAACTTGGCGAGCAGGTTTAGTCTTGGCATTGCGAGTTCTTCGAGTATTAACAAAACGCGTTAAAGTACTGGCTCGGTAGCGTGAATAGATTCGCGCCTGTAAAAACCTAGTCTCAATTTGAACCCTAATATTGTCATCAACATAACTTCGAGACTTAAAGCTATACCGATTAAACACTGCGTCTACCGCAGTGATTTGACCATATATGGCAGTGTCTTTAATTGCTTGAGCAATTGCAGGCTCTTGCTGGCTTCGTATTCTTCTGAGCTCTTTACTGACTGATTCAAAACCCCTTAAATGCACCTTATTACTGGCCATCAGTTGCCCTCTTAACGCTAAATTTCTACATAGATATAAACAACGCTGATGCTATCCACCTGGTAAATCTGAGTTAACCGACACTGCTTACCCGTAGATTGAAAATCACCTTGCCCGTCAAGAACGCCAAGTTGAAACAGATCATCGCAATGGACAGGCCCATCACTTAGCAGAAACTCAGCCATTGTGACCGGTTGAGGTATGTACTCTTGCGAGGTGTCTGGCTCAGTGACATAAGGAACGACACTACGATTAACAGCTTCCCCACCCGAATCGGGAGTAAACTGGCAAGTATCAGCCAGTTTACGAAAGGCTCGTTCGAGCTTAACTGCTGCCTTAGCGGCAAAATTAACCATTAATTTTTACCCAGGCAGTATCTGATGGGTTACCTGCCGCAGCCCATGCTTTACCCGCTGAGGTATTACCCGATGCCGTAGAGGTAATGTTGCCATCGGCCTTAATGTAAATTTGTGCACCTTGACCGATATCATCAGCTTGCACTTTAGGCAGTTCAAATACACCGGTGGTGACAAAGGTGCCTTCTTTATTAGCTTTCACATCACCCAATGCAACAGCAACAAGCTTACCGATTAACGCCGTCGCCCCACTGGCAACATCGGCAGCGGGGGTATGATCAATAGTATTACCATCACAGATTTGATTCTTCATAACAGGTTTCCTGATATTTATCGCGCAAATAAAAAGGGGAACTCAATAGTTGAGTTCCCCTTGTGTCTACTTCAGTTTATATGAGGATTAAGCCACACCCGTTGACTTAGTTAGCCCTCGATAATCAAGAGGTGCAACACCTGCATCGATACGAACTTTAGTTGCCACACCATCAATACTAAAGCCATCTTGCTGTTCAATGTATGGCGTATCGTTTCCATCAAGATACGCGACTTCGATAGTATCTCTGCCCTGACCGGCTGCAAGGTAAAACTCTTTTTTGCTATGCATTCCAAGACGAGCCTCTGAAATCACTTCAGCAAAATCTTGGATTGGGTTGGCAATACCTGAATTCACATCAGCACCTTTAACCGATGATGATTTAATAATCTGTGTGATAGTACGCTTAAGGTTAGGGGGAACGAGTGCAAACTCGGGCATGATATTTAGTGCTCGAGGGTTCTTACCGCCTGTGGTTTGGCTTTCCATCAACTCAGCCAATGCGCCTAATGATTCGACGCCTGGAACCCCTGTACCTAAGTTGCCATGCTCCGCGTGGAATAGTGCCTTACTATCTCCCATTTGGGGATTTTTGGTTAAAATTGCATAGACAAGATCCGCGATAGTCGCTTTAGCTGCGCCTCCCATTTTCATCGGAATAGAAGTAAGCTGATCCATATCATCATTAATAATGCACTGGCGAGTAACAGTAAAAATCTCACCATAAGTAGCAAGCGCAATATCCGCCCCACTGTCACCTAAAGTGACATACTTGTACTCAGCACCTTCACGAACCTGACGCAATGCATCAAATTCGCCTAAACCAACTCGCTTAGAGACTTTAAAATCACCTAACTGGCCTTTTTTGGTCCAACGTTCAAAGGTTTCTTGCGCCATTTCCCAGCCTTGTAGCACCGACTTATTGGCTACATCCAGTAAGATGTTGCCAAAATCAGATGAGCTGTGAGTAAACGCCAGGCCTACCATTTGCATCTGATTAAGCCCCGCAATGCCGATACCGCGATCGGCAAGAGAAGCACGGGCTAACTCTTTCAAGTTATAGCTTGAATAACCATTATCTTTTTCAGCTTTAACGTGACCGGCTCGCGCCATCAAATGCGCACTGATAGAGTCACCGACTAAGTTACCGTTACCGGAATAAACACTCACGCTTTGAGGCTGGGGAGATGCGGGATCTGTATTTTGGCCAAGAGACGCTAAAATTTTGTCTTTAGCACCTGAAGCATCTATTGCCGCATCGGCAATACAGCTATTCTTCAACTCCCCAAACTGAGGAAACAAAGCGAACGCCGCATTGATGCCGTCAATTCGCTCTTTATTCATCGTTGCCGCAGCGGCAGAGATATCAGCTTGTGAGGGCTGGTTTACTTCAGTGTTCGCGGGAGTTGGCGTATTGGTAGCACCAGGATTATTACCCTGTGGTGCAAACAGGTTTTTTAGAGCTTCTGGCATATTGGTAAAATCCTTCATTCGTTTCGAGCTTAGTGATGCTGCCATCTGCAGCGGATCGGTTAATGTGTCTGCGAAGCCTTTTTCAACTGCCTCGCTACCTGTAAGCCAAGTTTCACTGGCCAGTAAATTATGGAGATCATCATCGCTGAGCCCTGTTTTTTGTGCGTAGGCTCCTACTAAGTTGCTTTCAACCTTATCGAGCAGATCGGCATATTTGCGCATATCATCAGCATCACCTAAGGTGCCTCCCCAAGGCTTATGCACCATCATCATGGCGTTCTCGGGCATAATGACCTCATCGAATGCCATGGCGATCACTGATGCCATAGAGGCTGCCAATCCATCAATATGGCACACCTTTTGTGCCGGATGACCTTTGATGATGTTGTATATCGCCATGCCTTCAAATACATCGCCGCCCGGACTATGAATTCTGGCAGTGATTGAACTCACTTTGCCTAGGGCCTGTAGATCTTGGGCAAACTGCTTGGCGGTAATACCCCACCCACCAATTTCGTCGTAAATCATCAACTCGACATGACCATTTTGAGCTTTTAACTGGTACCAGTTTTTATCAGGGACCGACTGGTCATTTATTGTCTTGCTGGTCATGCCTTGCGGCGCGATTAGCATTGCGCTTGTCGGCATTGCCGCGAGCATTACTGTTGCTGGTATTGTTTTGTTCACTGCTAGATTCTCCAAGTGAGGGATCGGGGTCGTTGGCTGTCACCATGTCGTTATCGCGGTTGTATTCCAACTCTCGCTTACGTTGGCGCTTTACCTCAGCAGGATTCCTGCCTCGAGCACGTGCCCACTCAGCCTCGGTTGCAGCATTACCGGCTATCATCATTTCCCAACCCTCAGCTTCTTTACGGGGGTCAATCCAAGGCATAGTTGGACCATAATAAACAGCATCGAACAGGGTGTTTATATTGAGATTTTTAGGTAAGTTAAGTGGGTCAACTTTATTTAACTGCTCCATTTTTAGCCAGTTCCGGTAAACAGGCCGAGACCAACCAGCACAAAACCATTGCTGCATGATGCGGTTTGATTCGTCTTGCTCTACGAGCTCTTGGCGTTGGCTTGAATAACTTCCCTTATAATCCCGAGCAATAGAGGAGTAACTGCCTCGCGTTCCTGCTGCCGCAGCTTTCATCTGACCATTACGAAAATCAACCAAATGAACATTGGGACGATTAGATTCCAAAGTGTCGATGTCTTCACCAGGTGCCAAGGTGGTTGTCATACCCGGACTAAATTTTATATCTTGGGTATTTGCTTCCTCAGGATTAAACAAATCAGGCGTGCCGCGCTTGATAACAAAAGCCAGTGCAGCAGATATGCGTGCAGCAACTCGCTCAGACTCTTCATAATCTTTGATATCAGCAAGGCGGGTCATGATGCCGTGAAACAGACTAACGCCTCGAAGTTGATGTAAACGCTTAAATAAGCCCAAGTGCAACATCTTTGCTTTGGCGACAGGTTTAGTCTTATAACGAAACCCTTTCTGATCTGCGGGATGGTCGAGTAATACGTGATAGTTAACTACCTGGCCCCAACCATTCACCTCAAAGCCTTGTCTGATCCGCTTAGCAATATCATTAAGTTCATAAGGAATAAAATCAGGCTCTAATGCTTCAATCGAGTAAGGCGTTCCCTGCTCATTGGGATGAATGAGCTTAGGCACTTTACCCAATACATGCTGGCCAAACACCTCACCATCTCGCAATGCTGTACGCAAACACAAACGCTCAAGCTCAGGCCGAGAATATCGACCTGTAACATCAGGCTTTAACGACCAGTTACCAAAACGGCGCTGCAGATCGTTGGCCAAATCATCAAGAATATTGCCATCGAGATCACGAGGCTGAGGCTCTACAACTATCCCTTGAGCTCCTACAACTCGCTCCTCCATTCGGTCAAGAATGCCGATACTGAGATCATGATTCTCATCTAACCAGCGAGCCTGCTCACGCAAGCTTTTACCTGCAGCAAATACAGCTTGGTTAGCCCCTCTTCCCTCTTTTTTAGCCTTGTGAGTTCTACTCGACTTTGCCGCTTCATAGCCTTTTATCGCTTCAAAGCTTTGTTGTGCAGCCTCTCTATTTAATGCCCACCTTGGCGAAATATGAGAAATAGCATTATTTATCCAGCTCATTACTAATCCTTAAATAGTTATTTAAAAAGGGCTTAAAACTGAGCCTGACCAAAGCCGCCATTAGGGCGAAAATATGAAGAAACTCGGCGCTCCCACTCCATTCGACCTTTCCTGATCTGTTCAAGATCTTCCATTCCCATTGTTTTGCCGTTAACTATTACCGTTTTTCCATCAAGCACATCCAGCTCAGCTGTGACATATGCATCCACCATTTTTTTTGCTAATGCTTGGCTCATAGCCAGCCTCCTGTGCCGGTATCACCCAACCAGTTATTGGTTTGAGTTGAACGTGATTCTGAATGGGGTTTTTCTGACTCGAATTGAACACTTTGCTCATTATCGATGTCGTTAGCTGCAGCAACGTTGCCTTTGGCCATTTTTTCTAAGTCGATGCCAAAGCGTTCCATGGCGATATATAGGGCTGCTAAGGCATAAACCAAGCAATCAAGAGCTTCATTGCGCCTACCACCAGCATCCCAGCGATAAACAATGCGGCCATTTCTGCGAACCGCTATTTTTCGCTCGGCAGTCAACTGCTGTAGCTCGACATCATCACAAATGGATTCATTGAGAGGCAGATGAATAGCCCCAGGTTTACGAACGTGCTGATCGGGCGCAATACGAAGCATCGACATAATCAGCTCTTTGGCGTTGTCGGTACCGACTTCTGTCAGATAGACACCCTTGTTATTTCTTTTGCGAGGAAAATTAGCGATTGGCTTGCCATAGACATTAGCCCCCTTGATGGGTATGACCCGCATAGGACCAAGCTTTTTACTCATGGCGTAAACAGTATCGGTATAATGACCACCACTATCCCAGCCAACGAGCCCCAACTCTAAACGCACACCATCAGCGTGAATATAGCTTTGTTGCAAACGCTCAGTGACTTTATCTAGCAATACTTGGCTCGCGGGATCCCCATAGAGAATAAATCTATCGACTAAGCAGCACTCTTTACCAGGTCCCCATCCCCAGATGCGACCTTCATAACGATCATCTTGGGTATCCACACCGGCGGTGAGGTACACCACCCAATCGGGGACTTTGTTCTCGGGATACATTTCACGACGCCGAGATAAATCTTCCCACTCTAAGCGCTCACCATTGTCAGCATCCCATGGCTCACCCAGTTTCGTATTAACGAAAGTCTTTAGTTTTTCTTGATCGCCTCGACACTTAAGGAAGTCTTTAACCAATTTTGCCCAGGTCGTGAGCGGGTTATAGGCAGACCAGATATAAACAGCAATATTATCCGGGGTGGCACATTCAATGCCGTCAGCATCAAAGAAGCTAAGAAAGTCTTTTGTCTTAAGTCCTGTTTTTTCGCATACCCACATCGCATCAGGATGCTCTTGCATTGCCATTAGTGAGGCATTCTCTATTACACAGCCATTATGCTCACAGCAGTAATAGGCAGATTCAGGCTTACCTTTAGGCCACTTAATCCCAAATGGCTCTGTTTTACCGCCAAACTTCAAACTCTGACGTTCCTCGCAATGAGGACAAGGCAACATAAATCGAAAGTGATATGGGCTTTCACTACAGGCTTTCTCTATTTGGCATTCGCCTAATACCTTAGGCGTTGAACCTCTAATAGATTTAGGGAATGCTGACAATTCAAAACGGGTATCACCTAAAGTCGTGGCATTACCCTCTTTTTCAATATCAGCAAGAAACGCAGCCAGCTCATCATAGGTGCATTCATCAACAGATATTTCACGGTAGTTTGCAGCTGCAGTACCACCTCTAACATGCAAGGTTTTACCATTGGTAAAAAACTTGGTGTCTAAAGTGCTGTCTCGATGCTTTTTACCTAGCCAAGGCGCTAGCTTCCGCCAAATGGGAATATCCCGAATCGCAGATTCAACATGAGCCTTCATAAACTTTTTAGCCAAACCATCAGTTGGCTGATAAATCACTGAGTTTCGTTTCTTGTGCTCAATCTTGTAGGCCGTGTTAGCCATAAGCATCTTGGTATAGCCCACCCGCGCCGATTTCATGAAATTCAGCGTGGTGATCTGGTCGTTCCCCATGGCATTGAGAATGCCAACCTGAAACGGTAATGAAGTCCAGCGGCCTTCTGAGTAACTGCTCTCAGATGACATATAAAAATGCTGATCTGCATATTCACTGCAAGTGAGTAATGGTGGCCTATAGAATGAACGTAGCCCAGCCGATATCGCCGCTTTCAGACTCTTAATCTGTGCTAGCGAGATACTCATCTAATAGTCCTTCCATTTCGCCAGCTAATTCAGCACAGAGGTTTTGCCCGGTGATAACCTCTGACTTAATAGAATCAATCATCTTCTCGGGCGTATCGGGAAATTTACGTTTTATCTGCAAGGGGATTTGATCGAGTATCGGTGCAATCTGAGCAGCAATTTTTGACAAAAAAAAGGTAGAGAACAAAACCTCTACCACCTCTTTACGATCTTTTTCATTTTTCAGCTCTTGGCCATCGGCTTGCGCCTTAGTAAGCCGATATCGTTCATAATCGATATTAGGCTTTTCAGGGTCAAAATCATCGAGGGATGATTGTTGTTTTTTGCGCTCATTACCTATTCGATTAGCAACCACATCGGCTACTGTATATAGACGTTCACGGCCTTTTTTACTATGAATAGGTACCGCCCATTTATCGAAAGCGGTTGTGCTGATCCCCAGGCTTTTGCACAAGTCAGATTTATTGAGTAATACTGGCTCAACCTCTTTTGCTGTAATACGAGCCATAGTTACACCTTAAGTATCTTCTTGTTCCAACTTATCCATTTTTGCTTTAATTAATTGAGTCTCTAACTCATGCAATTCTGCATCTCGTCTGTTTCTTGCAGCCTGGTAAATCCAGTTGATCACGAAGGTCAACACAGCGAACAATATCCCTATCCAAAGCGCTATATGATTCACTGATACGGCTCCCCCTGCAGCGGTTGTAAAAGAGGCTCCATAGGCCGCAGTTGATATTCCTTTTTGCATATTTGGATCATTAATCATCTGTATGAACCTCCCACCACTTTCTGAGTCTTAGCCAGTCGGTATTACATTTCGCAATAACACTAAGCAACAATAAACTGTACTCAAGGTGATCGGCATTAGTCATAATCGGTTCAAGGGGCGGTAGGCACTCACTAATCATTTCCTTTGGAGGTAATACATATTCTGTCTGAGTGGTGGACACTGCTCGCACAATTAGCGGCTTGCTTGAGCAGCCTGGCAGCATCAATAGGCAAAGGAGTATTGGCCCAATCATTAACTTGTTCATCGTTGGAATCCCTTAACCTATCCAGCTGTTTTGATAGTTGATAAAAGGCAGTTTCAATCTCATTTTTAGCCTGATAATTTTCAATATTTAGAACCGATATTCGTTGGGCCTCTTGCCTTAAGCGTTCTTTTTCAACTTCGGCTTTCCTGACGTTCTCAGCCATAAAGTTCAAATCGGTCTGTAAAACGGCTTTGGCTAACGAGAGCGTTTCAATTTCACTTTCTTTAATGGCAACTTCTGAACGGACCAGAGAAAGGGAAACTCCTAGTAGGACGATCGCTATAATTAAAAACGCAATGATATACAGGTGAAATCGACCACCTGCGGATAGCAGCTGTCTCAACATCAATTAACTCCTCTAAACAAATTTTCCTTTCTGCTTCACGGCGCCGTATTAATCCAGGTAATTTTTTACTATCGGCATAGACCCAACGTGACAGTTCATTACAAGCCCCAACTCTATCTGCAGCTAAAAGCTTGCGACGAAGCGTTGAATCTCTGAAAGCCCCAGGCCCAACGTTATAGATAAAACTGAGATACGCTGCATGTTCACCGTCAGTGAGCATCACCGGATGTGATAACCGTAGAAGTTGCCTATCGAACTTAGCTAGGTCTTTGGCGAATAACTCTAGACACTGCTGTTCGCTGAAAAATTGGCGATGCTCCAGCTCTGGTCCTGTGTGACCATAGCAAGCAGTAAGAATGCCTACAGGATCAATATAAGTTTCCAAGACACGCCCCTCGAAAGGAGCCACTAAAGTTGTCCCAGCAAAAACGGCTACTGAGGCTAAACCAAATGCCGCAAGTTTTTGGGATAAATTCATCGTTAACTCACTAGAATTAGTAGGCCTTAACTCGGCTAAGCAGAAGCAGTTAAACCAAGTAAAGCGATGTCATGATCAACACCTTCTTGATAAACAATTTTGAGGTCGAGCTTTTTAGCTAGGGCTTTCTCAGCCATCGCTCCATCCGAGAGCTCCCAGCCGTCAAGAACGTATATCTCATCAGCGCACATCAACATGGGAATGCAGATCTGCATATATTCAGCTTCACTCAGACCCGCTGGGAGTATTGCCGGGTTAATTACAATTTTTCCTAATTCTTTCTGAACATCAGCAGCGAGATTAAACGCCGAACGGTTGCAATCAACCAAACCGGACATTGGCCCAGCAATATAAACCTTGCTACGAAACATAAACCCACCTAGAAACAGGCAAAAAAATAGCCCCTAAAAAGGAGCTACGAAGCGAAAGACGGATTGAAATAGCTAAAACAGAGCAATAACAAGCTTAGCTAAATGTACCTATTTAAAGGGGGATAAAAAAGGTAATAAACGACCGAAAAACAGTAACAATCGACCTAAAATGTTAAATTCCCTAAACGAGTAATCATTAGTTATCAGTTAAGTGATAACTTTTCACTTTTAACAGGTCGATGACAGCGGACAGAACGAATTACCACCCCCTTAACTACGAACTCATCGAACTCCTGTATCGTAATCGAGTTTAATCCTCCTGGATCAGAATAAAGAACCTGATACTTAGTATTTATAAAGGATCTGGAATGATCGCAAAGTTGGTGTATTAGATCTGAGCCGAGCCCCTCAGAGAGGGATGGTGAATAGCTGATGCAAACTCTTTAAAATCAATGCTTAATTGGCTATTAGCAGTAATGGATAGAGATTAGGGCTGACAGGTCACAATAAAACAACAACCCCAACCCCAAAATCCTCATACATAGTTAAGCACTGAGCCTCGCCGCCCCCGCAGTACTTTCAGCCAGAAGGACCCGCGATTAAATATTGAAGATTATTAGCGAATATAATCTGAATATTATCTCTATCTATGATTTTCACTCATCCAATTACTCGACTAAACTATACAACAGCAGTAACAAGGGCACACAAAAGAATCAACAAAACCACACAATAATACCAATAACATAAAATTAGGTTAATACCATTGTGACTGACATGGTACCTAGATGCTAATCAGGGTAAATTCCGCATCCAATATTAATCCGTCTTTTAGCCAGATCCCCCTAACAAAGGGTGGAAGTGAGGTTAACCATGTCACCAAAAACAATCATAACGATTATCAAAAATAAGCGTATTGAAAGTAAAATGACACAAAAGGACCTAGCCCAAAAAATAGGTATGAGTGAGAAAACATATCAGCGAATAGAGAGCGAAGCTGTCGATATGCGCTTAAGTCAATATTACAACCTCATAACGGCACTAGGTTTAACCGAATTGGACGTCATCTTAGACTCTTTTAATGTGGATACCGTGACAGATAAGGATATTGTCGCCGCTACTCGGTTACTTTTACCACAAACACGGCATAACCTTGTGCACATGATAATATCTGAATTTCAGCGCTTCCAAAACACAAACAAAAGTAAAGTATAGCGATACCAAGCCTTCCTGGTCTGATAAGAGACACCGGATGCCACTCTCCTAAAATTTGTATTTTGGTCGTAGGCCTTTGAGACCATAGGCAACTGAGGATTCTGGTGACAAACCTTTCCACCACCCCTAAATATGGGGAATTAATGCATAAAACGGACTAATATTAGGTTCGTTATTTACACTATTAATTGAATATGTAATATCTCAGCCCTATTAACTCCCGTTTGATGTTACCAGTGCCCTATCCCCTTATATTACCAACCAAAAAGATATGACATGCATACCCAAAAATTTGATGAAATAACATTTTCCTATTTGCTTAAATTACGCCGAGCGAAAACTCTTACTACATTAGAGACCATGACCCTTGCATTGGAGCGGGATCACCCTTTAGCTAGTGAACAAGAAGCGATTGCTGCCGCATGGGTTCTAAGAGAGAAGGAGATAAATTCCGGAATGTTATCAAACTTGGTCGTATAACGAACCATCGTCAGGCTTGATTAGTTGATTATACAGGTATTTCTTTGATTCATCTGACAAACTAGCCGCCATTTTACCCCCCGATCAGCGCTATCTCTGCGCGTCTTAACCAAAACAAAAATGTTTTATTATTGTCGAACCCCAATAGCTGCCACTGGCCATTGCAAATATATTGCCCCCTTAGTGCTCGACGACAATCTATCGCTAAGGTGTACACCTTCATGTCATATAAATTGATATGATCTGGCGGGATATGCTCACGACTTCCGCCGCAACTGCTAGGCGTGAATGGTTCTTTTAGCCGATCACAAGCGCTTCGACTTGAGTAACCTTGACCCTGCTCTTGCTGCGCCCAATAGCGGCCCCACACTTTCAACTCTTTGCGCAGTGTCTTAATATTCATTAATGCGTCGCTTTGAGCCTCATGCTGCATGGCAAGCCACCTCAGTCACTTTATCCAGGGGCAATTGAAATACCTGGTCGAAAATAGCTGACAGATCATCATAAGAAACTGCAGTCCTTCCTCGTTCCCAACTACCATAAGTTTTAGAGCTAATCCCATAAATCTGCGCCACCTCATCTTGAGTAAAACCTCTGATCGTGCGACCTGCTTTGAGTAAATCTGAGCCTTTTTTCTTCATAAATTCCCCCAAAACCTACCAAATGCATACTCTATTAGTAATGATGCAGTCATAGTTATACCCACCCACTAGCCATCTGGCTTTGAGGGTTCTCATAATCAATGTTTGATCTAGGCAATATCTCGGGCGCAACAGAAGAAAATCCCCGATCAATCAAATAAGCATGATATTGCTCTAATGCTTGGGACATTCCTTTGTCGAGAGTTGATTTAACATAGGTGCGCAACAATACAGGCAAGGCGTGGTTAACTAAGCGCTCCCCAATCATGGTATCGACCCCCAGATCAGCCACCATAGTCCGAAATAAAATACGCAGATCATGGCTAGTGAAATGCTTGAATCGAATATGAGTATTCCACTTATGTGCAGTACGGATCGAAATAGGCCCCGCCATACCAGGAAACAGATAAGCTCGCTTACCCACATGCTTAAGTTGCCACAGCTTATAACGCTTAAGTAACACTCTTGCAGACTCAGTTAATGGCAATCTATGCTCTTGTTTATTCTTTGCATGGCTAGCGGGGATCACCCAAGTATCACCAGCAAAATATTCCCATCGTGCTTGGCGAGTCTCATTAATCCGGGTACCGAACATCATCATCAGGACAAACAACATTTGTACAGGCATGAGTTCAGCGCTCAAACGAATAAACAGCTCAGTCAAATCCGTTTCAAAAAGGCGGGTATCTCTGGCACCATCTAACTTTATCGAGTCAGTTACTTGATAACCGGCAATAGGATTGGTATTGAGTAAACGAAGCTTTGCAGCTGCTGCGAACGCAACCTTCAGTTTATTCACAGCCTCGCGAATATAGTTGGGAGAAAACTCATCTTGAAGCATCGTCTTAACTAAATGGGTATCGACTTCAGAAAAACTGATCTCACTCAACCTCATCATCCCCAATCGAGGCATAAGATGGCACTTAATCAACGAAGCAACATTACTACGCCAGCTGGCACTATAAGTTGAATTGTTTTTGATATGAGCCTGATACCAGTTAAGGAGATCAGCCAGCTTTTCAAACTGTCCGATCACCATATTTCCAGTACTTCGCTTAGCTAGCATGACAGGTAGATCATTAGTAAGTGTCTTGATACAGACACTCGGCCAAGTGGCTATCTTCTCCCACTTGGTTTCACCACCAATATTTAACACTAAAAATACACTGGCTTTATCACGGTCAGCATTAGCTCGTAAGCGTAATTCAGGAAAACGAAGGTCACGAAAATCGCGTGTAATACCACCTTTCAACCACCGCCTTAAAGCCGAATCATTTAATTTACTCACATCAACACCACTGGCCATACATACCCCGTTAACCGATATTCATACGTATTACAGGTTCCTTAACGGATCCGCTAATACTCTTATCAAAAAAAGTTCTTGCCATCGCACCGATAAAACAGACTTACCGTTATTAGAGTCAAAACCTGTAAGAGACTCCTGCAGTAAATAAACTTTTTGTATAAGTTTATTTACATTCATTAGCACCTCTTAAATCTAATCTTTTACGGATCAAGGCGATATTTTTCTTTGCCGCACTAGGATTAGTTGGAATATTCATCTTAGGCGGTAAAGCCTTAGGCAGCTGAATATCAAACACTTCGCCAGCTAGAAACCGACGAGTCACCACATCATAATTACGGATAAACACCTCAAACACTTCCTTTTTGTTCGCTCGGCTGAACATCCAGCTCCCCGTTTCTCGCATAGCTAACCAAACCAATTCATGAGTCCAACTGTGATTGGCTGCACAACGATAATATTTAAGCGCCTCACGGAATGCTTGTTCTGGCTCAGGTAAGCCAGCATCAATCGCACAAGGTAGACACCAAGTACAAAACTGACGTGGTGAGGGCCAAAACTTTCTATCCCCTACTTCACGCCGAGCACGATCCAAACCGTATTGAACTTGATCACGGCTACGCACTTTTTGTGCAGCCAAAGTTTTTAACCACTCAGCCTTATGAGTTCCTTCAACATCAGATTTGGGTGCGCCAACAGGAAACAGAATTTTAAGTTTTTTGAACACGCTATCTACAATATCGATATCCATATCTGATGGAACAGGCCTACCAGATGCCGATCCACCAACACCTACTATCGGCCCTGAACTCAGCAAGGTTTGCAAACTTTTAGCTCTCATATCAAGGGATCCTTGTCATTAAAAACATGTTGAATCCAATCATTATTCAAATGTTCGGGATCACCGGATACTTGCCCTAGCCTTGCCTTGCTAACGCCAGCATTGGTCAACCAAACCAATTCAAACCCACGCCAATTTCGAGTCACACACTCCGCTAAACAATCATCGATTGGATATCCAGCCGCAACGGCAATATGCAGTTGTCTTGCAAGACGGCTAATCACCGTCTGACTCACATCGGCTTTTTGGCGTTTTCTCATTGCCATCCAATCAGCCAAGGTCTGCTCACTTGGCATGCCTGGCCAGCAAGAAAAGTCCAATTTAGGAATTTGTATCGATTTTTTTGCTTTAGTTTTTAAAGGTTCATTGACTGGTTCAAAAGAGTGACTGATTCCGGTGCTATCTGACGGCATACCCCCTGTGCTATCTGACGGCACACCTGTGCTACCTGACGGCATAAGGGGGGCTATCTGGCGGCATAGGGTCAAAGTGTACATATTACTGCTATTTCCCTTTGGCCCTTTTCGATTTGTGATAGTGAGAAAACCAGCCCCCTCAAGTTCCTTAATATGCTTTCTGACCGTGCTTTTAGCGATTTCACACTGGTCTGCAATATGCTGATAACTCGGCCAACATTCGCCGCTATCGCTGGCATTATCAGCTAGTTTAATGAGCACCAGCTTACGCAAAGGATTACCCACCTTCGACTTCATGGCCTTAACCATCAACTCCATACTCATATTGATCTCCCCCGCTCAACCAGCTCAGAAAAAGCAGCCGAATTGACGTAACATGCTCGTTTGCGTAACATGAAATTGCCTCTCTTGGTATTAAGCCCGCGTTCGTCGCCAAACATCAGCGGGCTTTCTTATTTCAGAATATCTCAATAACAGGACGTTCAAATGCCAGATTCAACAGAGCTAAAAATCGCAAGTAGAGAATCAGTAGCACTCGATTTAGCAATGGATATAGCTAAAAAAGAGAACCTTAAACAAAAACCAGATGAGTACCGTTCAAAACTACTCGACCTGTATAAAGAATGTTTAACAGCGACTAAAGGGAATCGTTAGGTTCCCGCAACTTCTTAATCTCATTAAGCATAAAAATAATGTCACTCGGATCCCAATTAGGATTCACATCAATCAATTTAAAAATAAGGGTTTCTTGCTCTTGATTACTCATAACATCCTCGATTCTTGGGTAATGTAAATATCAAACTCTCTTGGTATTAAGCCTGCGTTCGTCGCCAAACATCAGCGGGCTTTATTATTCCTGAATATCAACCGTGTTCAGATCATGGAAACAAGCAAGGTCTTTAGTAACTCCCACACCGAACAATGGCGGTTCTTCAGTGATTCCGTTAACAACATCAACTGCCCCATGAACAGAACAAGCTTTAGCTCCTTCCAAACAGCAAATAAGGCATTCAGGATCAAACAATGAATTCTTAAGCTTTAAGATTTCTTTTGAGCGAAGAGATGCATGGTTAGACTTGGCCAGATGAAGCTCTCTAGCAATCCCACTAGTAGCGGCTGCTTTGTGTTTAAGTAATTCCGCCTCTAACCTTTTTAGTTTTGCTTGTAGTTCGACTCGTGACAGCCCTTTGTTATCACTTAACTGATTCTGCTCTATGAAAATTGGCTCAACCTTCGTTTCAGGTTTCAGCCTATCGGCTTGAATTAGCTCTTTACATAAAGCTTCTGCCCACGATTCAGAACCAACCCCATACTGAGCATCGTGACAACCATTAACGAATGTTCTAACGCTGTATCTGGCCTCACTAATCTGAATTAGATCAACTCTGACAACTGTGCTTGATATAACTTGATCAGCCATTATCGGATCCCTTTAGTAATTTAAATTCACGATTCAGGCTTAGAAACTCCTGCCGGGACTTATCATGATCACGGCTAATATCCCGATATTTTCGTTCAAAATAGACACCTGTATTACGAGCCTCTTTTAAACTGTTATTCAGCTTTTCAGCATCACCAACCCGACTCAATAGCCGGACTAACAAGAACTGTTCTCGATTTACATTCGACGAGAACTTCATAGTTTCGAGTACGTCACGTTGGTCATTAAAATTAGTTGTTAGGAAAGGGGATACCACCGGCTTAACATGTCCACGGTTATTGACGTATAACAGGCCGAACTTAGGCGGCAATTCACTAGGCTGAATTAAATCGGCTGGGCACATGTAATAACGCCAATTTCCCAAACCAACTGTCTGGCCATTCCTATGCGCCTTCTTTTTATCAGCAAGAAAATCACCTCTGGAAACTTTGACCTCAACCATAACCGAGCCGACATACCCATTAGCATTGCGAAAACCAATCGCATCAGGTATTTCACCTTGCCAACCACTTTGCACTTCACTCACCGCAACATGACACCCATGACCGCCATTACTATTTGAGCGTTTGAGCCATTTCACGGCAATGTCACAAAGAAAGCGATGGGTTAACTGCATATTGCTTCCCCAGGAATAGGGTAAACATCTGGCCTCAATTGGTACTCAAGCACCCCTCCATGAGTTACCTCTACGATCTTACGAACATCTTGAGCCTGGATAGTACGATGACCATTAATATAGGAGCGAACCGAAGCCTCTGATTTATTTAGTACCGATTCCAGCCTTAGAATAAAAGCAGACCGTTCAGGACGACTCAAGCTGTCGTAATATTTTTTTAGTGACATGGTTAACCTTGGGTATACATTTTGTATACCCAAATATACACCAAGATAGAGAAAGATCAAACAGAAATGATACGTTTTGTCATGTTGTGGTATAATAATACAGTGTGTATTATTTATAGGGACCGAGTGTATGGATGTTTTGGAGTTAATTCAGGGTATGAGTAAACCAAAATGGGCAATAAATGCCGAAGTGCTAATGAAGCGCAATGGCATTCAGCAAGGTGATCTTCTAGATACCTTTGGTGTGACCACCAAAGGTGCAATAGGTCATTATTTTAATGGAAGAAGGGAACCTTCTTTAAACGGACTTATTAAGCTGTCAGAGCTACTTAATATCAATATGTCCCAACTATTTGAAGGAGATACCCCATCCACCAGTGAAAAGGGGCAACTTAGCTCAGCTCCGGTTATTACAGAGCAACAGCATTTAACAGATGCATTAAAGTTACTAGCAAGAGCAATTGAAATTAGTGCTGATGATGCCGAGGTGTTCTTTAAAGTCTATGAAAAAATTGGAGCTGATAACATTTTGAAAGCTTCACGAATTCTAGCAGAGGCTGATTATCAATCTACGGATAAAATATCAGCAGTTATTGAAATTCAAGACTTTATCAAACGAGCAGCAAGCTAGAATTACATTAGCTTGCCACCTTTTCTAACTGGCTATTCTCAAGTGAGATTTATTAGCTGCTCTAATTCTTTTCGAGACTGCGATCAAGCGTTCATCACATAGCTTTAACGTTCGCATATATTCGCCCATATTATCACTATTCTCCTCAGCTTCAGCTCTATCCATTGCAATCTTAGTTAGCTCTATATAATACACTTCGCAGTTAACACCAGTGCTCACGCTTTGATCATCAACTGAACAAGTTAAATTTGATTTTTTGATAATTTTGATAACAAAATAGAGCGTAACGACAAATAAACTAATAAAAATAGAGACGGTAATAAGATTAAACATTTTTCAACTTCCTTCCCTGTAATGTTGATGCAAACATAAGATAAACAAGAGCAAATGAATTTAGCAGAGGTATACCATCACGGTAGATCTCCTTCAATAGATCGCTACCAAATACTTGCCGCTCGATATACCGTAGCATTTGAAGGGACATTAGAACAGCCAACAACAAACACATTACAATACAGTCACGATTGTAATTCAATCCCTCGACTTGATGCCACCTAAAAATAGTATAAATAGCCAGGAAATCGATTAAAGCAAAACCAAAGTACCAAAGAAAGCGATCTAACGGTACATTCCCTGTGGTCTTGAATAAAACAGGTTCTATGCCATCCATAATGACACTTGCAATAACCCAAACAACGAAGCAGATAAAAAAAGAGTTCACTGTTCGGTTTTTAAACAGCCAAAAGACCAAACAAAACATATACCCTATTAAAATCATAAGCCCATTTTGATAGAGATCTGTATTCCATATTCCATTATTCACTTGAAACCCCACTCAGAATAAATCCGTTAGTCGCAAATTAACTTTTACATGAGCGGTTCATTACCACTACCATTCCCCCGCAAATTCATGCCAGCTTCAGTAATACTTAATGCCTCCACTTTAGGTGGCTCATTACCGTTTCCATTACCATAAGACGAAACTCCTATAGATTGATTAACTTTTGGAGGCTCATTACCATTCCCATTACCCATAACTGTTACCTCAGCCTTTGAAAGCTCAATAGCTTCACTTGATAAAGTCACTGAATCACCAGAAACATTTGAAAATGCTAGTTCTGATTTAGGCTGAGCCTTCTCACTCTTTGACTCTATATTTTTCCCGTCATCCAAACTGACGGAAACACTCTGTACACCTACTGTTGTTATATTCATGTCTTTCCTTTTACCTATCCAATCAAACCAGAACAAATCGTAGCAATTTTCTACACGGTCTGAAACAACTCTTGTATGGATTATACATATTGTATTGACAAACTCAAACTCGAGGCCTACATTATGTATTTCGATATACATAATGTAGCGAGCTGAGAATGATTTTATCTAAAATGCCAGATACCAAAAAACAAAGAACTGAATTTAGAATTTTAATATCTATTCGATTTGCCTGCCTAATGGCTGCTGAACAAAACCCTATGGATTGCCATAGAGTACAAAAGCGCCTGGCCGAGCTAAATCATTATCTCATGTACAACCAGGCATCTAGATTGTTCTATCGCTCTTACTGCAATCAGGCAGGTGAATTAGGACAAACCTTCGCGTTAAGAGTGCAAGATGAACAAACCGCTAAGGTTTATAGAATCAATCACTCTGTACTGCCAAACGTACACCAACTCTGCCCTCGTTCTGCTTAAGAGAGATAAGGAGTAGCCATCATGAACTCATTTCAACAACTAAAACATTACCACGACCAACTGAGATCAGAAGTGAATATCACTCCCTTTCTCCAATGGCATGACGCACGTATAGCTGTGTGGCAGCAAGAGGTTATCGACTCACCTCAACACGCTGCCAGCTTTAGAAAATTAATCAAGGCTACCAGGGAAGCGAAACTGAGAATGATTGAAAAACACAATGAACTTAAACACCAAGTTTCATTACAGCGAAAACAAGGGGCATAAACCAATGAACACCACCTTTTTACTCATGGCTCAACTAGGTAAAGCAGTTGTTCATCTTGAAGATATCAGTAATGAATTCTTTGGCCTAAGTGCTACTACAGCAAAGAACTACGCCAAAGCTGGCCGCTTGCCAGTACCGGCTTATCGCACGTGTAACAGCAATAAAGCCCCGTGGTTAGTCAATGTTTCTGATTTAGCTCAGTACATGGATAAGCAGAGGGATATAGCCAAACGAGACCAAATAAACGCAGCTTAAATTTAAACAAGGACGAACTCCCATGAAAATCGAACAAAGTACCGTCACCAAGATCAAGCTAACTGAAATTAAAGATTTAGACCCGGTAACAGTGATCTTAGAAAACTACGCACCAGGTAAAGGCAAGATCATTATCGAATGCTATGGCGAAAGCTGGTCCAGCTACTGGGGTGCCATGAGCGGTGACTCAATAGAAGAATTCTTTGTTCGTATAGATCATGGCTATGCAGCCAATAATCTTCGCTACATGGAAAGTGTTATTGATGATTTTGAAGCTATCACACCGCTTGTTCGTCAACGAATTATCACTAAGCGCCGCCAAGGAAGTATTTCAGCATTGGCAGCTAGGGAATTGTTTAATCAAGAGGATTGGACAGATTTAGTACCAACTCATCCATATGATGACTGGTTACCACCCTCCTTGGTTGATGAGTCTGACTTTAAAGGGCTTGAGCTTGAAGAGATCAGCATTCCACAAAAACCAAACCCTGATTACCAATATCTCTGCCGGATCATAGAAAACGTGCAGCAAGGTCTCAAACTCTATATCGATAGTAAGCCAAGTAAGGAAGCAGCATGAGCACAAGTTATTACAAAATTACAGATCAAGTCGTTGTGGCTGCATTTACAGATTTTGAAAAACAGAAAAAGCAGCTTATCGAACAAGCCAACAAACTAGCCACATTTTTTGATGGTAAACCCATATTCTCAAGTGACATGCACAGCATGAGGCTTTACGGGATAGAACTAACTAACTTTGAATCACGTTCAGATAAATGGTTTTGGACAAAGCCCCAGCGGAACAGAAAATATGCATCAAAGCCGAGAGCCAAAGCCCCTAAAGCTGCAGATAGAAGTGAATTCAATTCAATTCTCACGAGCTGGAAAGAATTACTTCCTGAATCAATTAGCCGAGAAGACATATTTGCAAGCATAGGTTGCAGTTGGGGAGACTTTTTCTTTAATGGTCTGAGCGTATTCTCCCACAACGAAGTCGTCTACATCGCTACCGCTGTCAAAATAACGAAGGGTGTGGAAATTCTAGGTAGTGAATTTAGCGCCGTAAAGGAGTTGGCAGCATGAGCACAAGACTAGAATGCAGCCGCAGAGAGTGCCGCTGGACTGGAGATTATTCAACAGTATCAACAACTGGCATAGGCCTGATCACTTATATTTGTCCCAAATGCAGTTGTGACAGCTTCTTTGACCTACCTAAACCAGTGATCACTGAGCGAGTAAAACATGCCAATACACTCATCAAGGTTATCTCTGAACATGGTCGCAAGTTCTTTAATACCAAAGACGTTACCGCAACCATAGAGTTAGATAAAAACGGCAAGGTATGGTTTGTGGACGATTACAGCCAGCGCCGTATCTACACCCACTATTCAGGACGATGGAGCGGATTTTCTCATGGGGGCACCTTGCGGGGGCTAATTGAAAGCATGCGTAAATACATCACCAAAGGCCATCAGATACCTCTTGATTGGATAGCACCGACTCGTAGAAATCCAGCAAACGGCGACATATGGGGATACGGAATTGAAGCAGCTAGTGCCGTCCGAACAGCAGTGGCAAAGCTCCCTATCATAAAGGTTAGAAGTGAAGCATGAACAAATCAATCACAGTACCAGCGTTCTTACTTGAGATGTCACAGCAGTTAAATTCCCAAGATAACAGGATCACTGCGGATCCAATTTTTATGGTCTGTTATGACAAATGGTTAACCTGTGCAGATGATCGGGGAAATAAGACCATCTTCCTTGTTAGTGACGATGAGTACTACGAATACGCTGAATTCTCAGAGGTTGTTAGCCACATGGCTGAGTACCATGAAGAATGGGCCGTAGCACGATGTTCGGACGATGAAAAGAAGGAACTGTCCGAAGCCTTAACGGAAGACAATTTCGAGTGGGTAACACTCCCAGAAAGCGTCACCATAGAGCGAGTTGAAATGCAAAAAACAATGGAAGTGGTCAAAGCATGCCTAACCGAAGCCGATGCCAAAGTGTTCATAACGCGTAAACAACACGATTATGCACCACTTTATATCTATGCATTTTCTATGTGTTTCCCCCCCAAAATGATTGAGTTAAGAAAGTGGATCATGTCACTAACTCAAAGAGAGGTGACCACATGAACTATCTCTTACCTGGTGGCGAACAACTTAAGCGACTGCAGCTGCTACTCAAACTCACCAAGATAACATCAGAGCAGCAGATCAACGCACTAACTGAGCACTACGTAAACGGGCTGTCAGCCGAACGTGCTGCAGCAAGGTTTCAGATAGAAAAGTCAAACCTTTCACGTGCCCAAACAAGGCTTGAAGAAGTGACTAGCATAGTCGAACAGATCAAAGAGCTTGATTGGTCTCAACTCAACGCAGTCCCTATTTCAAACCAACAAAGTTCTCAGCTAACTGATGCAGACAATAAACGCGATGGAGTCAAACAATGACTGCCAAGAATTCAAAAGTTAAGACTAACGCCTACGCACAGCAATTAGATGATCTTAAAGCCAAAGGCGCGCACTTACTAAAAGAAGTCGGTGATCAATGGCAAACTCCGACACCACTATTCTGGGGTATTAACGCTAAGTTTGGTCCTTTTGTGCATGATATTTTTACCGATGGCCATAACAGTAAATGTCCTAGTTTCTATACAGCAGAAGACAACGCATTAGTGCAGGACTGGACCAAAGACTTTGCCGGCGGTGTAGGCTTCGCTAACCCACCTTACTCTCGCCCCTGCTTAGATGATGATAATCAAGCCATCACAGGCATGATAAAAATAATTGCCAAAGCACTAGCTGAACGTGAAAAAGGCGCTAAGTTCGTCTTTGCTATAAAATGCGCCCCTTCTGAAGTGTGGTGGCCAGAACAGGCAGATCATGTTTGCTTTGTTCGCGGCCGCATCAGCTTCGAACTCCCACAGTGGTTTATTCCTGCCAATGAGAAACAAGAAGCCAGTAGTGCGGGATTCGGCATGGCCATTGTTGTTTTTGACAAAAATTGGACGGGTGAACGCCTTAGCTATATCAGTCGAGATGCATTGGTTAAGCAAGGAAAGATGTTACTGGATATGGTTGAGGCTACAGCTAAATCACAGGGTTATATACCAGCAAACATTAAACATCGACCTGACGATAGCGAGAATGGCGAACAGATAGATTCGAGTCAAATGGATATTGAAGATCAGATAGCAAGAGCAGAAAAGAAAGCTATCTGGCCCAACGAGGTGATCGCCTTAGTTGAGCAAGCTTTTATTAATAACCCAAATAAGCAAAATGATTACCGCTATCAGCACCTATGCGAGTCGGCCAACAGTCAACTGCTCGCAGGTAAAGCCGTAGCCGATATTCTCGTTGACTTTGATCTGCAGCTGACTAAAACACAATCTATTCAGGAGGTAGCATGAACCAACCTAAAAAAGTAAAAGCATGGCTTATTAGCGAAGAATCAGAAGGTCATAGCTGCATAGTTTTTCATCATCATGGATTAGCAGCTAGACGCCTTGGGGCAAACGAATTAGATGTTGAATTTGAGTCAGTAGAATCTTCACTAAAACCAGAATTTGATCAATATGCAGAAGAAGGGAAGGTTCCAACAAAGGTACTGCTTGAAAATGGTTGGTGGTTTGAGTGTCACCATTGCGGTAACAAAATAATGAGTGAGCAGATAGATGAAGATTCTAAACGAATATCAATAAACGAAGTCATTGTAGAGAGCGATACTCTCTACTGGGATTCCATTTACTGTGACACCTCATGCTACTCAGCTCATCAGGCCGAGATAACAGCACACAATGATAAAGCAATTGCTTTTAAAGATAAGGTTTTAAACACTCGACCAGACTTAAGTTTTGTGGAATTCAGAGGTGAATACCCGCAAGTGTACTGTACTGCATCATTTACTTTTGATGGCGCTCAATATGGCGGTTCAGTTGCTTGTGGAAAAAATGGAGAGCTTGATTGGCGAGTTACTGCAGCTGATTTACCAGCATGGAAAGAATACGAAACGAAACGCAAAGGAGTTTCAGCATGAGAGGGATCATCGTAGACAACTTTGCTGGAGGTGGGGGTGCATCCGAGGGCATAAGCTGGGCATTAAGACGCAGTATCGATATTGCTATAAACCATGATCAAGATGCTATCGCCATGCACTCAGCCAATCACCCTGACACCTTGCACTATTGTGAATCAGTATTTGACGTAGACCCTGTGCAAGCCACAGCTGGTAAGCCCGTAGATCTCGCTTGGTTTTCCCCCGACTGTAAACATTTCAGTAAGGCTAAAGGAAGCAAGCCGGTAAGTAAACAGATCAGGGGGCTTGCCTGGATAGTGATCCGCTGGGCCTTATTAACTCGTCCTAAAGTAATCATGCTGGAAAATGTTGAAGAGTTCAAAACTTGGGGGCCAGTAGTTGCCAAAGAGGTCACAAAATTTGATGTAGATGGGACACCTTACACGGAGACAGAACAGTCACCTTGCCCAGACCGCAAGACTGAAACCTTCAAAGCGTTTGTAGATATCTTATCTTCCGGCATCGAAGCAGATCACCCAGCGCTAGCCGAGTGTGTTGAAGTGCTAGGGCTAACCGAAGTAACCCTGCTAATCAAAGGGCTTAATTATAAAGTCGAATGGCGCGAAATGCGTGCCTGTGACTTTGGAGCACCTACCATTAGAAAGCGCTTATTCATGATAGCCCGTTGTGATGGTCAGCCTATCCAATGGCCTGAGCCAACCCATGGAAAGCCTAATAGTTTAGATGTGTTAAGTGGAAAGTTCTTACCATGGCGAACTGCTGCAGAGTGCATCGATTGGTCTATCCCCTGTAAGTCTATTTTTGGTCGCAAAAAACCACTCGCCGAAAAGACTATGCACCGTATTGCCAGAGGCATTCATAAATTCGTAATTGATGCAGAACAACCATTCATTGCTCCTGTAGAAGCAATGATAACCCCATTTATTACTGAACATGCAAATGCTAGCGGCCAACGTAATATGGCCGTTAATGAACCATTGAGGACTATTTGCGCTCAGGTAAAAGGAGGCCACTTTGCTGTTGTTACCCCCACTATAATCCGACAGTTTGGCAATAGTATCGGACATTCAATTACAGAACCTATGGGGACGGTGACAGCTGGGGGCGGTGGAAAATCAATTCTTACAGTGGCTAACCTAGCAAAACACTTCGGTGGTTTCTATACGGGACCAGGTGCAGACATAAATCATCCATTGCCTACTGTCACTACCGTTGACCATAATGCGCTAATCACTAGCAGCATGCTTAAACTGCGCGGTACCAATATAGGCTTTCCCACAAGCGAACCAGCTCACACCATTACTGCCGGGGGCTTGCATTTAGGAGAGTTACGCGCATTCCTGATCAAATACTATGGTAACGAAAAAGACGGTGTTGCCTGCACTGAGCCCTTACACACAATCACCACTGGTGACCGCTTCGGTCTGATCATGATAAAAGGTGAGCCTTGGCAAATAATCGATATCGGCATGCGAATGCTAGAACCTCATGAACTTTTTGCCTGTCAGGGATTTAATCCTGATTACATCATTAAAGACTACAACGGACGCACTACAAAAAAACAACAGGTAGCCCGGGTCGGAAACTCTGTTCCACCTCAATTCGCTGAAGCATTGGTACGAGCCAACTTACCAGAACTTTGCAGCCAACCGGCTAAAGCTGCTTAAAAATCGTCTCATTTATTGATTATAGAAAATTCTTTTATCTAGTTATTAAAAAGGTTTATTATGTCGGCAGATGGTATCGTAAAAACTGATAATTTTTTCTATCGCATTGCCTATGCCGACTTCATCTAAAGAGTTAATCGTTGCTTGGTATGTTCCATCTCCAACTGAAGACATTTCAGCCATAAAATCACGAAACTCTTCTTGCATAGAATCAGGCAAATCGTTTTCTGGAGTAATGTGAATGAGGCTAAAAGCCAGAGCGTTCACTAACCGCTCTGATTGACTAGGTACCCCAGTTAAAGAATGTATTGCCAAATGTAACTTTTCCCACCCGTAGCTTGAACTCATAACTACTCCCTTAATTTATCGATGACTTAACAGTTAGACCTAATATTCTCGCGATACCAATACAGATTTTGATGCAAGGTAAGCAAAGCTTGAATTTGATTTCGGATATAATTAAAGATCCTTTTACTCATAGTCTTATAAAATACAAATCAAATATTCAGTATCTTATTCTCTACTTCTTGCATTAAGCATATCTTAAACTCACCTCGATAATTTCTAGATCCCCTTTAACTTTAGAGAAAGAAAAGAAATGAATATCACCATAAAAAATAGCCAATTAATAACCATAAATATATCAAACGTTATTTTTTTCTCTTTTCTGCGATGTCGTACAAATGGGTATATCACACAAAACAATGAAAATATCCCACCAGAACCAAAGGATGCCATTGCGATATGGTGGGATTTTTTAAATTTTTCAGGTTTTGCCGCCAAGTTATCAACCAAGTAGTTAACATGTTTTCTATCACCGATACTATATACCACAAGGTAATACCCATAAGGAAACATCCACACCAGTGCAAACAATGCTACATAGGAAATAATTAAATCTAACATCAT